AAACACTCTATGTCAAAAATATCTTATGCCGATGTGTTCGGTAAACTTGATGATGTGCGAAACGGCAAAGTCAAGGAAGGGCTAAAGTTCGGTCAATGGAACTTGGATGCCCACTTTCGTTTCAAGCGAGGAAACTTTAATGTAATACTTGGACACGCCAATGTCGGAAAGACATCCGTAACCTTGTATATGATGCTCCTCCAATCTATAGTCAACGACATCCGATGGTTGGTATTTAGTTCCGAGAATACGCCTGTATCGTTGGTAAAGAAAATATCGGAGTTCTTCTTGGGTAAGCCCATCAACAAGATAGAAGAGGATGAGTTCTATATGGCTCAAGACTTAATCCAGAGGTACTTCATCATCATAGACACCGATAAGAAGATGTACACCTATAAGGACTTAATTGAGGAGGCTACTGACATCTATCACCAAGAGGGTTTTGATGGTTTCTTGATTGACCCTTACAACTCATTAGTAAAGGACAAGGATATGTTCTCAACTCTTGGAGGTCACGAGTACGACTATGAGGTAGCTACCCATTTTAGACAATGGGCAAAGCAACACGATGTGAGCATTTGGTTAAACAGTCACGCAGTAACTTCTGCCTTGCGTATGAAACACGCAGCAGGACACGAGTATGCAGGTCACCCTATTCCACCAAGTTCTGCTGATATTGAAGGAGGAGGTAAGTTTGTGAACCGAGCTGATGACTTTGTGGTCATCCATCGTTATATTCAACACCCTACTGAATGGATGTACAACCAAGTACACATAAGAAAGGTAAAGGAAGTAGAGACAGGTGGTAGACCTACTCCTATGGATGAACCAATAAGATTTCGTAGTTTGCCTGATAATGTAGGTTTTGAGATTCACGGAGAAAATCTAATTTGTATGAAGGAGAAGAAACAAAGTAACTTACCTTTTTAAGATGGAAGAGAATTACAATTGGAGGGGAGGAAGTAAGAGCATTGCTCTTCTATGGTTACGCCAGAAGAATAGTGACTTGATGAACATCGCACACGCCCTAAAGCCACAAGACACGAACAACGGATACGAGATGGACATCTTCATAGACCTATTAAGTATCTATACTGCTATGTCTACTGCTATAGAAATGGTAGAGGATGTACAACATATGGTATGGGATGCGGAAGCAAAGAATAGCGACCTTAAACTAACCATTAGAAAACAAGCTGAACTAATTAAGCAATACGAAAGTAGATTAGATAACCTTAACGAAAATCTAAAATGAGACCAACCGAATTACTATTACAAGAAGAGTACAACGAATACATTAGAATCAACCACATCACTCCATCAAGGCAACATAAGAATGTGATGGCAAGGTTTGCGTTTATGGTTGCGGCACGAGATTTGTTCTCTACATTAGAGATTGCACGAGTAACCAAGAAGAACCACGCTACGGTTATCCACGCAACGAAGTGGCACGACACGAATTTACGATACGACAGAGCCTACCCAAGATTCTACCAAGATGCCTGTGACATCGTTAAGAAATTACAAGGAGGAGATGAGACTTTTGAGCAGAGCCTTGCAAGAGAAAATGCTATGTTGATAGTTCGTGTTAATAACTTGAGGGAGGAGTTGTTAGAAACTCGTGAAAAGTTGTATCTTAAAGAACAGGAAATAAACCGCTTACATCAAAATGAACTTTGCACTTGACATAGCACCCCTTGCAGGATTTCTGGTAGGTATTAACTATTGGAACTCCGAGATGAATGATGATTATGAAGACCCCAAGTACCACTCCTTACAGTTGTGCTTTGGGGTTTTTGCTTTTGTATTGACTTGGGCAACTGAAGGCAATGACCGTACTTGACCTTTTAGCAACCAAGCATAAGGAGTGGCTGAAGATGGCACATAGTTTTGGCGCAGGAGACTACGCTGAAGATGTTGTGCAAGAGATGTACATCCGCTTGAACAGGTACATAGAAGACCCAGAGCGCATAATGTACAAGGGTGAACCCAACAAGTTGTTTGTATGGGTCACTATTCGCAATATGGTACGCCAAGCCCAAAAGAAGAAAGAGTTCCTTGTCTTCACAGGGGATATGGTAGAGTACGACCAAGAAGAAGAATTATTTGATATAGAACAAGCCGAAGGGTTTGAACGCCTTATTGACAAGGTATGGGAGGTGATGGAAGACCAACATTGGTATGACCAAAAGATGTTTGAGATATACCACACCACCGATATGTCAATGAGGGATATAGAAAAAGAGACAGGCATCAGTCTGTTCTCCATATTTGATACACTAAAAAAATCCAAAGAATATGTCCGAGAAGAAATCGGGGAAGACTACGAAGACTTCCAAAATGGCGAAGCCGAGCGCATCTAAAGGTTTAGGAGATGACATTGAGAAAATCACAAAGGCTACAGGAATCAAGAAAGTAGTAGACACCTTTGCTGAACTCACAGGTATTGATTGTGGGTGTGATGCTCGTAAGGAGAAGCTCAATAAGTTGTTCCCAAAGAAGACTCAACCGTTGTGTCTTGAGGAGAGTGAATACAACTTCTTGAAAGGGTTCTTTCAGGAGTTTAATGGTCGTGAACTACGACCTATCTACCACGAGGAACTATCTCGTATTCACGCACGAATCTTCCAACACAAATACTATGTGCCTTGCACTTGTAACCCAAAGGAGTGGAAGCGACACATTTCTGATTTGCAAATGGTGTATGGAGAGTACGAAGGTCAGTAAGTTACTTCTTGCTTGGCTCTGGTCTCAAGGACACGAAATAAAAGAATATGAACAAGGTAAAGGAATTACTACAAGACACGGAGGGGAGGAATACCGCTTTAGCCTCAATGACTCTTATAGTGGCTATCGTGTTGAGTATAGTGGTGGTACTTTCTCTTTCTACGATACCAACACCTTAATTAAGCAAACAGACTTGAATGAGTTTCATTAAAGGAGATATAGGTGAAGGCTTGTGGTGTACCCACCTTGAAAACAAGGGACACTACAATATAACTACTGCACCCAAGAAGAAGTTCTATGATTGGGATGTAAAGAGTGAACATAGCAATCGCATATATACCTTTGAGGTTAAGTATGATGAGAAGGCATATTGGTGGGCTGCGAGGCGCAACACCCCTGAAGAGCCTAATCTATACATAGAGTTCAAGAATACAAATAAGGATGAGGATTCTGGAATCCGAGCCTCTAAAGCATTGTACTATGTCTATATGCTTGTAAGAGATGAATCCGTATCGGCATATCTCTTTGAGCGTAAAGGCTTGTTAAGCCACTTGGAGCAGGTTACTTACAAGGTAGTAGGTAATTCTGCTACAGGTGATGACAATGCATTGGGGTGGATACCTCCACTTACCTCATTAGTTAATCAACAATGTTTCATTCAAAAAATAGATTTAAATGCCAATCCCAACTCCTAAAGCAAAAGAGAGCCAACAAGAGTTCATCAGCAGATGTATGGGAGAACTAAAGGGTGAGTTCCCAGATAAGGAACAACGCCTTGCAGTTTGCTATACTCAATGGAAAGAAAAAAAATAATGCAAAGTGTTTGGTGTTAATTATTTTGTTTATATTAGCATAAACTAAAACACCTTACATTATGTCTAAAAAGACTTACACCCTCAAAGAGAACCTCGTTTATGGAGGTGCTGCTTACCTTCTGGTAGCAATCGGAATTACTGCTATGATAGCGTTGTACGAGTTGATTGAGAACCTTTTTAATCTGCCTGTATAATGGATTACTTGGATTGGGAACTCGCAAGACACCAAGAGTCACAAGAAGGTTGGTGTCATATATGCGGAGAGTATAGTGACCACGAATGGCATTGTGACTGCTGCCGAGAATGTGAGCAGACTCACTCTGCTTGTGAATGTGGCTCGGAAGAGGATGATGATATAATTACACGACAAATCAATCTACAACAATGATGAATCATACTGAAGCCATACTAAAGGCACAAATAGTATTTGAAGAAGCCCTAACGGACAAAGAGACTATTGACCAACTCTTGCACATAGATGCCCAGATGTATCAAAATACAGGAACGGATACAAGTAAGGCGGAGATGGAATCTATCCGTAGAGCATCTGCCTTTATCTACCGACTCATCAAGGGCATTGACTACGATAAGGGTCAACGCTTTATTCAAGGAATGGGGTTAACCCGATAAAATAAACACCTATGTCAAAACAAATCACAATGCTCAATGGGGAAACCCACGCACAAGATTGGCTTGTTCAACAAGCTGAAGGAGATGACTTCTACTACGGTTACTTGGGTAAGGTAGCCTTTAGTTCATCTAACCTAAAGAAGATTCTGGACTCTCCAAGAACCTACTACAACCTAATGCAGTATGGTGAGGAGACCAACTCTCAAGCACTACGAGATGGTAGGCTAATCCATATGATGGTATTAGAGCCTCACAAGATAAATGAACTTGTCTTTGCTGATGTCACTACCAAGACTACCAAGAAGTGGAAAGAGATGAGTGCTGAATATCCCAAGCACATCCTATACACCAAGAAGGAACGACAACTTGCAGAGCGTATGGCTGAAGCCCTCTTCAAGAATGAACAGGCAGTTGAACTATTAAGGGACTCTCAATTTGAGATTCCTGCGGTAGACAACATAGAGGGATATCCCTTTAGAGGGAAGGCAGACATCTTAAAGAACGATGGTACTATTGTAGACCTGAAGACTACGAGTGACCTACGCAACTTTGTGTATTCTGCAAGACACAAATACTCCTACGATGTACAAGTATATATCTACTGCCGACTATTCAATGTAGACTACACCAAGTTTAAGTTTCTGGTAATAGACAAACTCTCTTGTGATGTAGGTGTCTACTCGGTAAGTGAGGAGTTCTACAACAAGGGTGAGGAGAAGGTATTCTTTGCTTTGCAACAGTACCACGACTTCTTTGAGAATAGACCATTGGATGAAATCCAAGAGATGATTAACAACTACACAATTGTAGGAGAACAATGAAAAAGCACACCAAGATATATATGGACTACTTCGGTTATGTCTTGGATGACTTTATTGGGTGTGAGGTCTGTGGCGCAAGAGCCGTAGACATCCACCACATAGAAAACAGAAAAAGTGGAGGCAGTAAGTCAAAGGATACTATTGAGAACCTTATGGCGGTCTGCCGCCCTTGCCATATAAAGTTTGGGGATTACCCAGAACACAAAGAGATGCTACAAACCATTCACAACAAATTACTATGACTTATAAGGTAAAAGCAAAAGCAAAGGAATTTCTATTTGATACAATAGAAGCAGCACGAAGCTGCCGAGATAGATTGATTGATATGGGCTACAAAGAGATATCTATCATTGTAACCCAAGAGGATATAGACCCAAGATGAGTACCAAAGTGGTACACAAAGTAAGGGTATAACCTCACGAGATTGGATTTAGGTAAGGCTATAACCTTACAATAAACAAACAACAAGGTGCTTATTTGCACCATTAATAAGACTTTAACACCAAAGAGAGATGAAACCAATCTTATATTGGAAAGTAGGTGACACCTACTACAAAGATTATGAAGAGGCGATGAACATCATCGCATTGTGTAACCGAGACAAAGAACACTATGGTATTGAGAATGATTAAGTCGTACCTTCGCAAGACACGACACATACGAGAAATCCAAAAATACTTGGATATGTTAATGATGGACAACATCAACCTATCTCTACACGCAAGTAGATTCGGATGGACTGATGAACTCCAGAACCAACTAACCAACTCCGCACTACTCATCCGCAAGTACCAAAGGAGACTACGACTAATAAGAATGTAATGGAAGAACAAGGAAAGAGTGCCAATGTACTCATCAACAGGAACAACTTAAACCACCTCTTTGAACTCCTCGTGCAGGTACACCTGCGAGGACAACTATCAAGAGATGAACAAGCATTCCTCAAGAACTTCATAGAACTACCTGAAGCCCCACCTCGTGAGAACAGACAAGCTCGTAGAGCCAACACTCAAGCCATTAAAAAACTCTTTAGAGAAGAGGCAAAGAAACGAAACGAGGAATAGTAGGTTAACTTATTACATAACCGATAAATACGGAGTATTACGGATGGAAAAAGATAATAAGGGAAGGTTTACCAAAGGGAATAGTGGTAAGCCTAAAGGCGCAACCAACAAGACTACAAACAAGATACGAGAAGCATTCACAAAGCTCGTAGAGGACAACTTGGAGAATATGACTCTATGGCTAACGGATGTAGCAGCAGACAACCCAGAGAAGGCTCTAAACATTATCAACCAAATGGCGGAGTACACTACGCCTAAACTTGCAAGGGTTGAGAACAAGATAGAGACCGATGAAGAAATTAACGAAGTCAAGATAAACATTGTCAAGCGTAGAGATTCAAACGAGTGAGATATTTGAGAAGAACTGGAATGCACCTACCAAGATTGTAGTCAATCAAGGGGGCACTCGTTCTGGTAAGACCTACTCACTCCTACAACTAATCATCGTATTGGCTTTATCCGAAAAGGGTAAGGTCTTTACTATTGTGCGTAAATCTCTGCCCTCCCTCAAGATGACTGCGATGAGGGACTTCATAGAGATACTCACCAATATGCACCTATACGATGAGAAGTACCACAACAAATCGGAACACATCTACAGGCTCAACGGTAACATCATTGAGTTTGTATCCCTTGACCAACCACAAAAGAAAAGGGGAGCAAGAAGGAACTACCTGTTCTGCAACGAGGCGAATGAACTTACTTGGGAAGACTTCTTTCAGTTGCTCGTTCGTACAACCGATAAGATATATCTTGACTACAACCCTTCCGATGACTTCCATTGGATTTATGACAAGCTGCTCACAAGAGATGATGTTACCTTCATCAAGAGTACTTATCTGGACAACCCTTTTCTTGACAATAGCATTGTATCGGAGATTGAAAGACTCAAGGGTACTGATGAAGACTATTGGCGTATATACGGATTGGGTGAAAGGGGTCAAAGCAAGGCAACGATTTTTACATTTATGGAAGAAGAAGTTCCCGAACAGGCTAAACTCCTCTCCTATGGTATGGACTTTGGTTTCACGAATGACCCCACTTCTCTCGTGGCGGTATATGTGCTTGACCATAGTCTATATGCAAAGGAACTGCTTTACGAAACGAACCTCACGAATAGGGACATCTCGGAAAAACTCAAAGCATTAGGGATAGATAGAAGAACTGAAATCTTTGCCGATAGTGCAGAACCTAAAAGTATAGAGGAACTCTACAGGATGGGTTGGAATGTAAAGCCAACCAAGAAAGGTGCTGATAGCATCAATGCAGGTATTGATATGCTGAAGCGTTACAAACTCCACGCAGTAGGTCACAACCTTGTCAAGGAGATGAGGAACTACAAGTGGGTAGAAGATAAGAATGGTAAGTTACTCAACAAACCTATAGATGCGTTTAACCACGCAATAGATGCAATGAGATATGCAACCTACAATAAGTTAAGCAGACCGAATTATGGCAGATACGCAGTTAGGTAAGAAGGTAACGGTTAAGTTACCAGAGAATGCAAGGGAACTAACTATTGAGCAGTACCAAAAGTTCCTGAAAGTAAAAGGAGATGAAACCTTCACAACACTCAAGGCATTAGAGATATTTGCTAACATCCCATTGAAGGTAGCCTATGCTATGAGAGCAGATGACATTTTAGACATCTCTAATCACATATTATCTATCGTAGGTGGTAATCATCCACTCACAAGGAGATTGTCCTTTAGAGGCAAGGAATATGGATTTGTTCCTAACCTTGAGGAGATGAGTTTTGGTGAATACATAGACTTGGATACTTACTTGTCCGATATGGACAACCTACATAAGACTGTTGGGGTCTTGTACAGACCCATCACAATATCTAAAGGAGACTACTACGAGGTAGAGCCATATACAGGCACGGATGGATATAGTGACTTCCCATTGGATGTAGCGTTAGGTGCTACGCTTTTTTTTTATCGTTTAAGCAACAAATTATTGAGGGATACCCAGACCTCTTCACAGGAGGAGACCGAGAAGAACTCAATCTCTCCGCCTCCGCTAACTTCAGTAAGAAGTGGGGATGGTACGGAAGCGTAGACCATTTAGCAGGTGGTGATGTTGCAAGATATGATGCCATCACCCAACTCCCCTTGTCGCAATGCCTTACCAAACTTGTCTACGACAAGGAGAAAGCAGAGGTAGAGAAGAAGATGTTGAAGCATTAGGTTTAAATACCTACGGGATTAGTATTTAAAACTCAATTTTAGTGTTAGATTTGGTAGTGTTAATAATTTTGTTTATATTTATATCATAATCAAAACAACTAAAAGTTCTTTATTTATGGAAAGTGTAAAAACCAAGTCGTGGGTTTACAACGATGGTGGTAGGTCAAACTACTTTACAGGCAAGAACGCAGGTGACTGCGTTACCAGAGCTATAGCGATTGCATCGGGAATGGATTACAAAGAAGTTTACAGAACATTCGCTAAACTTAATGCCGAAAGAGGTGTTGCAAGAAGTGCAAGAAATGGTGTGTATACCAAGTCCAAAGCCTTTAAAGACACTATGCGAGAGTGGGGTTTTAGATGGGTTGCTACTATGCAAATAGGAAGCGGTTGTCAAACACACTTAAAAGCAGATGAATTACCTAAAGGTAGAATTGTATGTAGTTTGAGTAGACATTATGCAGCCGTTATTGATGGTGTAATAAACGACACCTACGACCCAAGCCGTAATGGGCAGAGATGTGTATACGGTTATTGGATTTACGAAGGTTAAACAAAGCCCCTCTTCGGAGGGGTTTTTTATGCTTAAACACTAACGCAAAGAGGTGGTTAACATAGTATGAGTTTCTATGATATAACAACCAAGATAAGAGAACACCTCATTGCTAATAAGCAGGTGAACACCGTTACAGAAGGTGACATCTTTGAGGTAGACCTCAACAAGCAGACTATCTTCCCCTTGTCACATATTATGATAAATAATGTGACCTTCAACGACATTGGTATTACCTACTCAATGAGCATTCTATTTATGGATGTGGCAGATGTGAGTAAGGCAGACCCAAGAGATGAAGCAGACATATTCTATGGGGTAGACAACAGACAAGACATTCTAAACACGCAACTGATGGTTGCCAACGATTTAGTTAGCCACTTAAAAAGAGGTGAACTAATGAGAGACAAATACCAACTCAATGGAACACCATCTTGTGAGCCATTTGAGGATAGGTTTGAGAACCTTCTGGTAGGTTGGAATCTAACCTTGTCTATAGACATTGCAAATACTATTACCCTTTGTCCGTAATAACGAGAAATACCGAGATGGTGCTACGGCAGTTTGCCGAGCGAGTAATCAAGGCAGCACGACTGAATCTTGGTGCTACTCGTACTATTACCTATAACGATGGTAAGAAGAAAAGAAGGAGACAAGTTAGTAGTGGGAAACTCAAAGATAGTTTGGACTACGACCTCACAACAGGTGTACACCTCCTTATGTCTTTCAAGATGGCGGACTATGGGAAGTACATTGATGAGGGGGTAAGCGGTACAAAGTATAAAGTACCGAATGGTTCAAGATTTGCTTTTGATGGTAAGCAACCTCCAAAGAGTTCTATCCGCACTTGGATGGCACAAAAGAAAGTCAAGTTGAGAGACTTGAAGACTAATAGTTTTAAAAGCCTACAAGGAATGACTGCTCAACAAAAAGACAAGGAATACGATAGAGCAGCCTTCCTCATATCAAGAAGTATTAAGCAACGAGGGATTCCCAAGAGTGAGTTCTTCCAAGCACCATTTAGATTAGAGTTTAGTAAGTTGCCTGAAGAGGTGCTTAAAGCAGTCTCAATGGATGTAGATGAATTTTTAAGATTTACCAAGCGATGAGTGTAATCACACCTTCAACATTGATAGGGGCAAGAAGCCCCATATACATTACCGCTAACTATTCAACATTAGCAGGGTCTATCACAGACATTACCCTTGAGGTGTATATATGGAATGATGCAAGAGGCTCACGCCCTGCATCACCAGAATACACTTTGTTTAGAGATGTCTTTGCATCAACTGATGTATCCTTTGATATTGCTCCTATGGTTGAGGAGTACATCACAAACACCTATGATGATAGAGCAGTAGTTACTGCTCAAGCATCTATTGATGGTGGTGTATGGTGGGTACAAGTAGACTACGATGTGAACTACATCAATAAGGCTACCCCTCCTCAAACCGTTAACGATTCTGGAAGCTCGGATATCTTCTACTCAAGCAATGGATACCACACCTTTGCAGAGGGAGCAAACTATGAATACCCAGCAGACTACCTACATACTATTGAACACTTCTATGTAAAGGAGAATGGCACAGAGACCGCTAAAATACATTTAGGGAACTTTGGTGCTGATGAGGTTTATTTTGTAGCGTATCTTGCTCCTAACGGAACATCACACATCATAGACATTGCCTCACTACATAGTTCAACACAACCAGAGGGTAGGATTGTAGAGATTCCTATTGGAGCAACTAACCTTGATGCTTGGTTAACGGCTACAGGAAGCACCGCACAATCTCCAAGAGATGTAGATGGATACACTATCGCTATCCTTGATGATGGTAGTGCTGAACTCTACCGCATAACGGTTGAGAAGGTATGTGAGCCTAAATACGACATCCAACGATTGGACTACATTAACCGCTATGGTATATGGGACTACTTGTACTTCTTCAAGGCAAGTCAAGACAACTTCAACACTACGAGTGAGCAGTACAGAAGGTCTTTAGGCAGTTCAGGTGCAAGTGGGTTTACCTACGATAGCACCGAGCAGATGTACACCAAGTACAACACGAATGGAAAGACACAAACTACCTTAAACACAGGATGGGTAGCAGAGGAGTACAAAGAGGCTATTAAAGACTTAATGATGAGTGAGCGTATGTTGCTCAACGGCTCACCTGTAAACCTTGTTACCAATTCGGTAACCTTACAGAAGTCCCTCAACGATAAGACTATCAACTACACAATAGAGGTAGAAGAAGCATTTGATACAAGGTATGTATAAAGTAGACCTTTACATAGATGGTCAAAAGGCTGACCTATTCCAAGATGAGAGCATAGAGATGAACTTGAGTGTCCAGAACATTAAGGACATCTCTAAAGTGTTTGGTGACTTCACTCAAAGTTTCACTATCCCTGCCTCACCTACAAACAACAACATCTTTAAGCACTACTACAATGTAGATATCTTGGGAGGGTTTGATGCCAAGCTCCGAGTAGATGCTTTTATAGAGATTAATAACAACCTCTTTAGAGATGGTGTGTTGGAGTTGGAAGGGGTGCAGATGAAAAGCGGTGAGCCATATGCGTACAATGTAGGGTTCTATAGTCGTGTCACTTCTTTGAAGGACAAGTTTGGTGAGGACAAGTTAAATGTCTTGGATTTGTCTGCTCAAGACCATACCTACAACGACACCAACATACAAGCAGGTATAGAAGGATATGTGAGTGGTACAGGAAGTGCAGTCATCTACCCAATGATTACGCCTGTAACAAGATGGTACTACGACTCTCAAGGTTCTCACGGAGATGGTAACATCCATTGGCACAATGACCCAAATCACGGAGTGTTCTACTACGACTTGAAACCTGCGGTTAAGTTGCAGAAGATTATAGATGCGATAGAGGTAAAGTACGGAATAGAGTTCCAAAGTGACTTCTTTGATAGTGCTGACTTTGGTAAGTTGTTTATGTGGTGTCACCGCAGAGCAGGGTATATGTTCAAAGACCAACCTAATGGTAAGACACCTGACATCATCAACTTCACTTCTAACACTACAGGAGACTATGACCTCACTACGCAGAAGTATACTATAACGGCAGCGCAAGAAACGAACCTACGCATCTCCTACACTACCAATAGTTCAAGTGACTATAAGATGGTGGTATATGTCAACGATGAGTTGTACACCTCAAGACAACATAGCGGTAGCGTAACAAGTGAGATAATCACATTAGGCACATTAGATGTAGGTGACACCGTGCAGATTAGGTTTGCACCTCCTACAGATTGGGATGCTTCAGTCATCACTTTGAATAGTGTTTCTGTAGACCTTGAATACTTCTATCTATCAAGTTGGAACTTGGCAGATGGTGTTAGTAGGGTAACCTCACAATCTATTAGTAGCACGGTTGTTATTGCTGACCAACTGCCAGAGCAAAAGATTAGTGACTTTATAGGAAGCCTTGTACGAGCTTTTAACTTGGTTATCGTACCTGTAGGAAACGGAAAATACGACATAGAACCATTAGATGATTGGTATGCAGAAGGAACTACAAGAGATGTTACAGAATACATTGATACGGAAGAGGTCACTATCAATAAGCCACCAATGTATCGTAGAATCAATTTCGGCTATAGCGAGACTGGAGCAATACTTGGAGAGGAGTACCGACTCCAAAACGATATAGGCTATGGTGACCTTCGTGCCGACTTTAGTTTTGATGGTGAAGAGTTTGATGTTGAGGTAGGCTTTGACAATATGTTGTTTGAGCGACTTACTGATGTGTACACAGGAAGCGGTAATGTAGGTCTCACGGAATTAAACATAGGTCAATGTGTAACGAGGGAGGAAGAGCCGTACATCGGCAATCCTTTTATCTTCTATGCGGCAGGTAACTTGAGGGTATCTTCTACTTACCATTGGTCGTACAACGATATGAATGGAAATGCCGTTGAGAGTACTGATATGTGGTTGATAAGCAACACTAACTCGGATGCAGTAGCGAGTGTTACCAAGACCATCAACTTTGGTACGGAGGTAGACCCCTACCATCTTCAAGCATTTAATACAGGCTTGTACAACACCTATTGGAAGGACTACATCACGGACTTATACAACACAAGTAGAAGGGTATTCCAATACAAGGGGCAGTTGCCTCTTGGGGTGATGTTGGCTCTCAAGAT